TGTCCGTTTTCTGTTAAATCTATCTGACACTTTTACCTAAAACCATAAGCAAGACCCCGAAAAAAACAACTGTTAAAAAAGTGTCCGTTTTCTGTTAAATCTATCTGACACTTTTACCTAAAACCATAAGCAAGACCCCGAAAAAAACAACTGTTAAAAAAGTGTCCGTTTTCTGTTAAATCTATCTGACACTTTTACCTAAAACCATGAGCCAGACCCCGAAAGAAAAGGCTGATATGGCGGCCAGGCGGCGAGAAGTCGCTCGATTGTATCGTATGCGTTACGATCAGGAAGAAATAGCCGACCAGCTCGGGATATCTCAGCCGACAGTTTCCAGGGACCTGAAATTTTTAATAGATCAATGGAAAAAAAACTCAGAGATCACAATCCAGGAAACAATAGCCCGAGAACTCGCAGATCTTAATTATATGGAGCTAGAGGCGGCGCTTAACTATGAAGCCTCGAAGCCAGGAGAAGGGGATCCAGGGAGGCCCTTATCCCGACAGCTGGAGAAGTGGGCGATAATAAGATTAAAGATTAAGGAAAGGCGGGCCAGGCTTCTAGGCCTGGATCAGCCCCAAAAGCTTAACGTCGAGGGCGGCGGGTATTCAGACAGCCCCGTTATTTTTTACCTTCCGGACAATGGGCGGGATCCTGATTTAATAGGGCCCGGTAAAGTATGACAGATTTTAGAGCCCAGCCAGGACCCCAGGAGCAATATTTCCTAAGTCCTGCAGATATTTTGATATACGGAGGAGCAGCGGGCGGCGGGAAATCGTTTTCGCTCCTCCTGGATCCTATCCGAAGGATTCACATTAAAGGGTTTACCTCTGTTATTTTTCGAAGAACATACCCGGAAATACAGAACGAGGGCGGCCTCTGGGATGATTCAGAGAATATCTATCCCTATAAGGGCGGGGTCCCCAGAGAGTCGGATTTATCCTGGTATTTTCCGAAGTTCCAGAATACTATTAAGTTCTCTCATATGGAACACGAAAAAACGAAATTCAATTATCAGGGCTCGCAAATCTGTTATGAAGCGTTCGACGAACTAACACATTTTACAGAGTCACAATTTTTTTATATGCTCTCCCGTAACCGGAGCGTATGCGGAATTAAACCCTATGTTCGAGCAACCTGCAACCCTGACGCCGAGAGCTGGGTCGCCGACCTAATAGCCTACTGGATAGACCAGGAAACAGGTTACCCTATCCCGGAGCGGTCCGGGGTCCTGAGATGGTTTATCAAAAACGGGGATTCAATTTTCTGGGCTGACTCTAAGGCCGAGCTACGGATCCAGACCGAGGGCCTAATCCCTGACAAAGATTTTTTACCCAAATCCTTAACCTTTATCCCGGCCAGCCTGGACGATAACCCGGCCCTTCTTAATAATGATCCTGGTTACAGAGCTAATCTTTTAGCCCTTTCCTTTGTGGATAGGGAGCGCCTCCTCGGGGGAAACTGGAAAATAAGGCACTCAGCCGGAAACATGTTTCGGACTCCCTGGTTTAATTTCATTAATCTTAATGAGTTACCCGTCGAGCAAGTCCAGATGAACCGGGTTCGATGGTGGGACGGAGCAGCGACGGAGCCCAACCCCGAAAATAAAAATCCTGATTGGAGCGCGGGGGTCCTTATGGGCGAGCATGAAGGGCGGTATTATGTCCTAGATCTCCAGCATTTCCGGAAAACCCCAGGCCAGACCGAGGCACATTTCGAAGCAACGGCGAAACTAGACGGGCATGAGATAGACATAGGCATGGAGCAGGAACCAGGCAGCGCGGCCAAGAGAGAAATAAACAGGTATAAGACAACTATTTTCAAGGGCTATAGTTTCCGGGGCGAACTCGCAAGCGGCGATAAGGTAGTCCGAGCGAAACCCCTTTCGGCGGCGGCTGAAAATGGCCTAGTGTATATTGTCCGGGCTCCCTGGAATTATGAATATCTAAGCGATCTTACACACTTCCCAGACCCAAAATTCCATGACGATTGCGTAGACGCCTCGAGCGCGGCCTTTCAATATCTGACAAGGAACCGCCCCAAAAAGATCGATCTTGAAAAACTCCTCGGGAAGAAAAAAACAGCTTTCAGACAAGCCTTTGTTATAGGCAACTAACACAAAAGGGATAAAATAGGGCCTTCCTGGGCAACTCTAATTATCACAAAAAGGCAAATCAAAAAAGAAAAAGATAACCGGGCGACATACCCGGCTTATGCTCTCCTCATGGTATCAAGTTCTAAAGCCATTTGAGTTTTTAAAACGTCGGGGTTAAAATCGCTCTGGGCTGGCTTCTCGGCTTCGAAAGGAGCCTTTAAAAATTTATATACCTTTGTGTTCTTTCCTATCGTTTCGACATTAACAAAACCTTCCTCTTTGAAATATTTAAGATAAGACCGGGCCCGGTTCTTTGACGTCGAAAACGTAATCTCTGGATAGGCGTTTTGCATATATTCGGTAACGTCAGCGGCTTTAAATTCCATAGGCATTTTTCTATAAATTTCAATGGCCCGCTCTTTGAATAAAGAAACGCTGTTAATAGTAGCGAACGGGATACCCTCAATATTGATTAAACGCCCTCGGCCCTTTACTCTTCTTTCGTCTATTTGATCCCTTTTAGAGTCTAAAAAGGCTTTAATTTTATCCGGAGTATCTGGTCTATTATCTGTTCTGTTATCGGTTACTATGGCGCCAGTATTCGATTTTAATTTTCTTACTATTGTTGTTTTCTTAAAATCAAATACTTTAAACATATCATTAGCAAAACGTAACGGGTCCAGGCCCTCGGGGATATCATCACGAAACGCGAACAGATGGCCCTTTAATAACACTTCTGTAATCTTCCCGTTTAAAACCTGTACGATTTCAATATCGGGGTATTCAGTCTTTAAACCAATAAGAGGCGGCTTTTTTTCCATTTACTACCCTTCTTTTTGTTTAATTTCTTTAAGATTTCTTAAAAATTAACTAAGGATTAAACGAAGGCGGTTAAAGGTTTTAAAAGATATCGTTTTACTTTTAAAGAAAATCTGGAAAAAAGAACTTTCAAGTTTTAAGTTTTTCTTAAGTTTTTCTTAAGTTTTTCTTAAGCATTTCTTAAGTTTTTCTTAAGTATTTCTGCAAATCTCTTTTTTAAAACATAAGTTTTTATTATTTCAAATGAATTTCAAATAAAATATATTAAGAGACTACGGAAGTAAAGGGTTAGTTATGGTTTTTTCTTATCTCAATTATCAGGAATTAATTTCCTTTTTTGCTGGGATCCTCTCGACGGCGGCGGCGCTTTATACTTATATGAATAAGCGGGGGCTCCTCCCAAAATATTTTAGAGTCGACCTAGAGAACGCCGAGGCCGAAATCCAGAAGTATGAAAAAATTGGAACCGAATTACAAAGGACCCTAGACTCGGCCCTCCGGAATGTCAGCCCAGGCGAGGCAGAGGCTATAATCTCCCAGGCTGAAAAATACGCGGATATGGGATATACTCCAGGCGAGGCCCTGGAACTCGGAGAAATGATTATCCAGGCAACAAGAGCCCAGGAGGGGAAAACATGGCAACAGAAATAAGCGCGGCTTCTCAACCATTACCCTTTAAGCGTAGGGTAACAGCGGGAGTTAATACCCTAGTCAGGGAAGACATGACCGCAAAAATGGGCGGGCTTTCAAATTTCGATACTCTCAACCAGTTTAGATATTTTCAGCAGTTAGGGAAGGCCTCGCCTCATGTTTCAACTTCCCTTAATAAGCTCGGCCTGTCCCTTATCAAAAATGCTGAATTTGAATCTAAAAACTTAATCCAGGCCGATGAATTTACAACATGGGCCCGAAAAACAAAATTTACCGAGCAGCTGCAGACAATGGCCCGACTTACTCCCAGGGATGGGACCTATCTAGGCGAGGTAATCGGAAAGGATCCGGCAAAGGTCAAACTAAAACCTCTTTTAATGCCTTATACCTCGATCCTCGGGGAAGGGGTCAAATCTGGTGAAACTCCTGACGATATTATGCAACCCGAAATATCCGGGATCCTACTTAATGAAGGGATGAAAGGGAAGGAAACGCCTTACAAGCTCGAAAATGTTATCTATGGAACTTATAACGCCTGGGATTCGGTCCAGCTCGACGTTAAGCAGCGCGAAACGTTCGGGATTTATGGGGCCTCCCTCCTGGATCCAATCGAGCAAAGTATCAGAAATCTCCAGAACATAAACCAGGGATATGTAAGTTTCGTAAAAAAATACGGTATGGGGCGCTATGTTTTCGACTTCAAGCTCCTGGAGGATCTAGTCGCCAGGGAAGTAATAACCCTGGAGGACGCCCAGGCGGCTATAGATGAATTTTCAGAGAAACATAAAAATCTAGGGGAAAATGAGGACCTGATAAGCTTCGGTATGTCAGTAACGCCCATAGACGCCAAAGGCTCCCTAGAGGTCCAGAACTTCAAAGACTCCCTAGAAACTGATATACAGATCGGCCTTTTACAGAGCCCCTTAACAATGGGGAAAAGTTCAGGCAGTACCTTCGCCTCGGCATATGTCGCAGAGGACGAAAGAATGTTAGTTCTCGAGGGCCTCCAGAAAATAATAGAGGACCTGGCGAACGAGTTTATTAATAAGCGCCTGGTTATGCTACGACAGCCTGAGGACTCAGTAACAATTAATTTTGAGAGACTCAGCCGGATTAAATTGGATGCTGGAGCAGTACAGGAAATGTTCAATACGGGCGTTATTTCTAAAATGCAGTTCCAGAAATGGGCGGGCTTCGCTGATATCGAGGACATAGAGGAAGGCGCTACAGCATAACCGGGGATCATGGAGCAGAGACTCGCCGATACTGAGGCAATGAGGAAAATAGAAGGCAGGTTCTTAAACCTGTTTTCCAGGACTTTTTTAAAAGGGGCGGTAGGACGGCCAGGTCCTCAGATCCAGAGCAGCGTAAAAACTCAATTTTCGAGCCAGACATACCAGGCCCAGGTAGACAAGATTATCGACGATATTTATATCGAGTCCGTCGATTATGTCGACAATAAAATAGAAGCCCTGGACCTCGGGACGGGGAAGAAAGGCGGATCAGCACAGGCGGCGAGGCTGTTAAGCAAGCCTTCCCCAGGCCAGAGGCGAGCAGCTGCAAAGAAAAAGCCATTACCCATAACAGAGGAAGCGGTCAAGGCCTCAAAGGAACTCAGCGCCGAGGTTTCCGAATCCATAATAAGGATTCTTAAAGAAGAAGCAATTTATGAAATTCATCCTAACCAGTTAGCAAACAGAATAAAAGATCTCTGGGGCGGCTCAAAATACAAAGCAACTCGATTCACGCGGACCTTTACGGCTGACGTTTCCCAGAATACAGCGGTTCACAGATACGCGGATATGGGTATCCCTGAGCTGCAGTTTTACGCAGAGATCGACGACAAAACAACAGATCAATGTAAAACTTTTCACGGAACGATAATAAGGACAGACTCAAACGATATAGGAAAGTTCAGGCCTCCTCTCCATCACCACTGTTTAATTCAGGGAACGAAAATTGAAACGTCATTCGGTGAAAAGAACATCGAAGACATTAGAATAGGGGATCACGTTTTAACCCATTTAGAAAATTATCAGCCCGTAACGCATACAATGTTAAGATACGCAGATAATATAATCGAGATATCGACAGGCAAAAGGACAATAAAAATTACTGAAAATCACCCTGTACTGACAAAAAGAGATAATATATTTTTATGGGTTCTAGCTGGAGATCTCCAGGAAAACGACGAGATAGCTATAGTATATTGACGCCCCTTAAAAATAGTCTTGTCGAGAGGCTATTTCAATAACAGGAGCGCCAAAAGTTATATTAATTTTAAGAACATATACCTTTCTGTCGAGAGGTATTTCATGTCAATAAAATTGAATAACTGGAAGTTTTGCGAATTAAAATACAGGATGTCAATTAAAGATATTTTGTATATGTTACATTGGGATAAGGGGCTCCCTATAAGAAACGGGATCGATAAAGAACTCGATTTTCATGCTAAAACTATATCCAAATGGATGAAAGAATTAAAAATTAAATCCCGGTCAATCTCTGAAGATAATCAAAGGCGCTATTCTTTAATGACTCCGGAGCAGATTAAAGCCCAAACACAGGCAGCGAATGAAGCTGTAAGGAAGAACGGCCAGCCAAAAAATATAGGGCGGCCTACATGGTGCGAAGGTTTAACAAAAAACGATCACCCAGGTTTATTAATCAGTTCAGAAAAACATATTGGGAATAATAATCCAATGTGGAACGTATGCGGTAAGGATCACCCACAATGGACAGGCGGCGAAAAATATTGGAAACATAAAAAATTTATCGAAGCCAGGGAGCAAGTTAAAAAAAGAGATAATTATACCTGTCAAGTATGTAATTTAACAGAAAATGAATCTTTAAAATTATATAAACAGCCTTTACAAGTACATCACATCATTCCTTATAGAGTATGTAAAAGACACAATCACGAAAATTTAATTACTCTTTGCCCTTCTTGTCATAGTAAAGCAGATAATGAATTAAAAAGGGGCGAAGGATGGAAACTGAAAAAATTACTAGAATCAGGAGATGCAAATCTCAAACAGTCTATAATCTCGCAGTTTTAAAAGATGAAAGTTATATCGCAAACGGGGTAATAGTTCACAATTGCAGAAGCGCCCTATTACCCGTAACCTCGAAATCTAGGAATGAGGATCTTTTAATAGAAAACCGGGATTTTACCCAGCAATACGGCCAGCACTTCGACGCCCTCCCGGATCGGATAGACAGCGAGATCATAAGCGACGTTTTTAAGGATATAGACACTTTCAACGACAAGTACAGGATTGATAAGTTTATCCTGGATCACGATGTTCAGCTCAGGCTTCTTAAATTGGATCTCTCGGTTATCCCAGGCACAAAACAACTTATTAAAAACGAAGAGGAAAAACTATGATAAAAATAAAGTTCGTAGGCGATAGGATCGCAGAACGCCCGGACGGCGGGCCCTGGAAATCGGATAATAAGACCTTCGAGGAATACCTTAATACTATGGCTACGCCCCAAATGACTAAGGGCTACGTCCCAGACATGCAAGAGGCAATACTGCAGATAGTTAAGGACCTTCTCCCTGGAGTTATAGTCCTGGAATACACAGCAAGCGCCGAGCCAAAGAAATTAAAGAAGACATCTAAAAAAGCGGACTATTAAACAATAATAATATTTTTATATCAGGATAACTAATATTATTTGTTAAGTATCTTCTGAGTCGATGAGACATATGGCAGAACCTCTATGTAGAAAATAGACTATCAGGACAGCGAGAACCTCCTTAATTTGGCATTACCCCTAGATCCTGCATGATCCGGGGGCCCACTTCCCAAACTCTTTTAATTACGATAAATTTTTATACAGCTAACTCTTATTATTTTTGCTTTATTTTATCCACACAAAGCCCGAGCCCAAAATAAAGCCAATCCTGGGCGAGGGCCTACCCATATTTTAGTATATTTTCTATACTCCTTTTCTGTACTTCTTAAACGTCATTAGATGATTAATTTTAGACTATCTTTTTTCAGCCTGAGAGGGTAGACTAAACAGCCAAATCTTACTATTATTCACATAGGCTTAATATATTAAAGTCTAAAACGTTTAATCATCGGCGGACTTCTGTAAAAATGTATATTAAATTTTAATATATCTATAATAATTTCAATACACGAAAATTATACTTATTTGTTTTTGATTTTAGGATAAGGATATAATAAATATAGGGCGGGGCCTGAGCATATCATTTTTAGTAAAAAAAGAGGAAAAAATATTTAAAAAATAAGTTTTATTCTGTTTTGAACGCACTCAATAAATTTATAAACGCCCTGGCGCTAGGATCCATGTTTTCGAGTTCTTCTTTAATTTCCTCAGGACTTTTTTTGATTCTCCAGGTATGCGAACAATACGGGAATATTTTATCAGTTTTCCATATCGGGGCATACTCCCAGCCCAGGGCCTCGGCCTCTGTGAAACAATCAGACCTTTTATTATAGAGTCTATCTAGCTCCTTCCTGTCTAAGATTATATCGGTTCTCTTTTCTATCAGGTCGGCGTTAATCGCTGCAAGTTCCAGCAGGATATAGCTTAAATCAGATCCTATATTCTTCGCCTGGGTCCCCATATTCAGATATTTCTCGAGCCTCTCCTCCTGGTCTTCTATGGAGCTTTCATATAATCCGATCTTAGACTCCAGGGCCTCTATTTCTTCGCCCAGGCTGATATAGTTTAAAATGCACTCGGGGAACTCTATTTCGATTTCTTCTTTTATTTCTTCTGTCGTTTCTTCTGTCGTTTCTTCTGTCGTCGTTGTTTCTGGGGTTTCCGGGGTTTCGGTTATTTCGGGCATATTAAAAATTCCTTAAATCAATTTACTGAGATCTTTTAAAAGTTTTAAAGCTTCAAATCCGGGCGGTAAGTTTCCGCCATATCCAGAGGGTAAACCGTTACAGAGTACAACTTTTCGCCAGTATTCTATAAGGGCCTGGGCCTCTGCAGTCTCCCAGCATTTCGCCAGGATTACATGACATTTGTTTAATTCATTTCTCATTAAATGGCTGGAGGCTCGCCCTTCTATCGGTTTTATATTGTTTATTTCACATAAACCATTTTTTAGAAAAGTACATTTTCCTAGAGGGGAAAAGGGGGCGGGCTGTCCCTCAGCTCCCTTTATCGCAGGGGTCAGGATAAGAATATCCCGGCCCGCTGGGGTTTCATCACTGAACCAATCCAGCATTAAACGGCCTCCGAATCCGGACTCGATCAGCCTTTTTATTTCCTCTGGAGTTCCCCAGCAGGGCCGAAACTCGCAAAATTTCCGGCATACCTCGCAAGCGCATTCAATTTTTTTATAGGCTTCGAGGTCCTCGATAGTCTCAACCTGTTTCATTCTATGGCCTCTTTTATCCGGATCTCCTCAAAAGCTGCAGGATCCAAAATTATTTTACCACAAATTAAGCAGATATGAGAAACGGGTTTCATTTTTAAGGAGGGGCCTATCCGTACAGATTGCTTTTTCATATAAATTTCACAGCAAACAGGAGTTTTAATTTGATGGTTAAGGGCTTTTCTCATAATTTATTTTCCTCCTCTACTTTTTCAAAGGCGCTTTTTAAATCATTTACTATTATTATCTTACTCGGGACAGGAGCAGAAAGCAAGAACGGAAAACCAGACCATACCGCGAAAAAGAATATCCAGAGAATTAAAATAAGTCCAACATAAAAATAAATGCCTATATCCTCCCGGATAATCCAGAGTAAGGCGTCAGATACTAAAAAAACCATTACGGCGGTCAACTGTTTAAATACATAAGTTTGAATTTAAAAGCCTCCTGGGGGAATACTTTTTTATTAGTTCAGCCTGGCCTAGCCGGGCCTCCTCCTCTGTAAGATATCGGCGGCTCTCCAGGTGTTCTGTTAATTCGTCATCATTGAACACGTCAGTTAAAAAAACCCTTTTTCCTCCGTAAGGGTCTATTCCGTCCCAGATAGTCGAGATAAAAACCCCATTTATTAGGGTATCCTGGGCTATTATTCTATAATCAAAATCTTGAAACAGCTTTCCATACTCTAAAATCGATATGGCCTTTCCTTCTTTATCAAAAATATACTCCAGAGTACCGGCTCCTTTCGTCCTTTTTTTTCAGAAAGTCAAGCTATCAATTAGACTCAATAGTATATAATCTGTTCCAATTGTATATAATTAAAATCGATAGCACATAACCGTGAGCAAACATACTAACATACATAAATTTATATTATTGTTGTTCCAATAAAATTATAAAATGTCTATTTTAATTAAAGGGAAATGCTTTCCGCTGGACGTAATAAACGCGAACGGCTGGGGCGTTCCTTCTTCCGAGGCTCAAAACGCCATAAATTCGTTGAAGTCTTCGGTTATCCGGGTTTGCACTCGGACAGAGGCCCATATATGCGATTTTTTCGAGGACCCTTACGCGGAAATCGGGAGGATCACGGACGCCTGGCAGGACGGCGGCGATATTTGGGCGGCTGGAATTATCACAGACTCAGCGGCGGAAGCTAAAATTTTAGAAGGGACCTGGGAAAAAAACTGGAGCGTTTACGCCTGGGAGCAGGGGAACGAAAACGGCTTTTCTCAGGGATTTTCAGCCCGATCTATGACCCTAGTAAGGTTTCCAGCCTGGGAGGGGTCAACCTGGGACATTTCCGCAGCTGAGGCAGCAAAAAAGACCGAAAAGATAGGACGGAGCAGCCCGTCAACTTTTGAGATCACAGCATCTAAAAAATCAGCTTGTACTAAAAATTTAAAAGGTGATAAAGTGGCAGATCCCACAGCAGACCCGACAAACGACCCGATGAAAGAGATAACGGCCAGGCTCGACGCCCTCGAGAAGGCCCTCGCCGATATCAAGGCAGGACCCGGAGGACCCGGAGGAGCTGCAGGGGATCCAGTAGACCCAGCAGTCCAGGCCTCTATTACAGAACTCGAGCAGAAAAATAAAGACCAGGCGGCTTTAATCGCCTCCCTCGAACTTGAAAAAGCGAGCATGATACATATGGAAAAATTACCCGAAATGATAGCGGCGGCTATCAAGGAAGAAAAGGACAAGGAAACCAGGGCGGCGGCTTATGCCAGGTTTGCAGCTGTCAGGCAGGAGCGGAACCTCGAGACAAAGGAAGAGGATTATACTACCCTTTCAGCTTCGGATTTCGACAGGATCAGCGCCGAGTTTGAAACCCTCAGGCCGATCAGCGCCTCCGGGGGACAGTACCCGAAAAGCGATGGACCAGGCGGAAGCCTCGGAGTTTATAATGCAACTACCGGAGGCTGGGACGAATGACCGCACAACCAGGTTTTAAAATTCCTGTTAATGACGTAGTGGCGGGCGGCGGGCTTGACAGAGAACTCTATTTTATCGGGGCTACAGCAACAGCGGCGAAATGCCTTCCTGGGATCCTGGTAAAGCAGGGAGCAACAGGGGCCGAGGTCATAGAATGCGACGCCTCGGGGAACGAAATAGGCTATCTCGATTACATGGGGACGCCTGCAGAGTTCAGGCCTGAAACGATAACCACAGCCTACGCAAGAGGCAACCAGGTAGGCGTAAGAAGAGGAGCAGGACGCCGACAAATGGGATATTTAGCCTCGGGTCAGAACGTCGCAAACGGGGACCCTCTCAAAAGAGCTGCAGACGGACAGCTCACAGCTGCAACAGTAGGAACGGACGACGTAATCGCAGACGCAGCCCAGGACGTCAACGCCTCAACCGGAGTTAAAACAATTTGGGTAATTACAAGGAAGTGAAAAAATGACTAACGCACTATCCACACTCGGGCGCCAGTTTGACAAGGCAATTATCCCGGTATTAAGAGCAAACAGTATAGGAAAGATGCTATCGCCAGTAAACCGTGAGTTATCCGGCCAGGGGCTCGGGGTTTTGTCAGTAGAAACTTTCAAATACGTTGCTCGAGGCGAGCCCGTTACCAATTACGACATTCAGCAGGACATACCCGATGCGGTAGACGTTCAGGGCTCTATTACTAGAATCCCTGTTCAGCAAGAGGACGCCATAATTAAGCGTAGGGATTGGGACGCCTACAACCTGAAAGGCGTTAAAGTTCAAAACGATCTCGCCGAGGATATGGCCGCAGCTATCGCCCTTCATCAGTCTAAAATAATTGTGGACGGCTGGGCTCCGAAAGGCTCCTCTTACGAAATAAAGGGAATGTTTCAGGTAGCGGCTAACGATTTCAGCGGGTCGGATTCCGGGACATATGGAAACATGCTTAAAAATGTCGCTGGAGCTATTAGCAAGCTTAAAACCGCGAAAATTTACTCAGCCGGGTATAATCTGACCCTTCCCTCTTTCAACTACGCCGAGCTGGACGCCTCAGTATCGACAGCCGGGATATCAGAAGCCGATCAGGTCCTCAAAGTTTTGAATCGAGCAGCCCCGAACGGTCAGACTCCAGGCCAGATAATCGAATCTGTCGACCTGAGCGCAGGGTATGGAATGGTTTCACCCGTAGCAACTCCCGAGAATATCAGATTTATGGATATTGTCGAGACTCAGATCCCGGTCAATCAGCTCTGGTATAAGGACGGAAACATCGACAGCGGCGATATCATGGTCCGCCAGGTCGGCGCCCTGGTTCCCAGGTTCAAGCATTTGACCGTATCAGCTACCGATCCGTGTATCTGTACTATTTCCGGCATGGGAAGCAGTTAAGCGGGGCGGTTACATGGCTCTATGTTCTCCTACTGAGGTTCGAGCCCTGGCTAACTCCAGGAAGCTCACAGATGCCGATTATCTGGCAATAATTAATATCAAGTCTCGAGAGGTAGCAAGCCGAGCAGGTCCGACAGCTGGCGCGGATCAGTCCGGAAACGATGATCTGAATACAGCCGGGATCTATGCAAGCGCGGCCCAGGTCCTCCGAAACATGCAGATAAACGGCGAGCTGGCGGCCCAGGTTAAACTAGGGAACGATTCAGTAAGCAATAACATAGAGGCCAATATCCAGCACCATGAAGAGGAGGCGGCCCGGATAGCTGATAAATTCAGGCTGGCGGCCAGATACTCAGGGTTGAGTATCCCTTATTCGAGAGTAGGGCCCGGAAAAGTCAATAATACAGGCTGAGGGGTTCGAATGACTAGCGGGCTAGACGTTCGGATGATTCATTCCTGTACTATTCTTAGAAATATGCAGGATCAGCGCCTCGGGTTTTCAATGGGCGCGGACGGGTTCACGGTTTCAAAAATCCTTTTAGGGTCAGTTTCCGAGGCAGAAGGGACTATAAAAAGCGTAGTCCTGACCTCTGGAGTATGGAGCCTGGGCTCTGCGGTAGGTTATCTTATTCTATCGAATGTTTCGGGGACCTTTGAGCCAGGCGAAGGACTCGAGGAGCTGACGATCCCAGGAGGCCAGGGCGGGACGGCTATAGTTTCCGGATCTGCAACTCTGGAATGTAACGAGGTAGGCACTCCGGTATATACTCAGGTTTCAACCTCGATAGGGAGCTGCAGGTTTTCGAATTTGAAACAGGGCGGCGGCGGCGGTACTCTCCAGGACAATAAAGGCGGGCGGTTTATCCTGCAGGTCCCAGGGGTCTTTTTTTTGCCGGATACTGACGTCCAGAAAGGGGACAGAATAACCACAACGGCGCCAGGGTTCGAAAACTTTACTTACACGGTTTTTCACGTCGAAACTATCCCGGACCTATTCGACGGAGAAATAGACCACATTGAGGCCAGCCTCGAAACTTTGGAAAAGAAACCAGGGGGTCTATAATGGATCTCTGTTTCACATTAGACGAGCAGGGACTCGAGGAGGAGATCCAGGCCGGACGGGTCACAAGGGACGGAAAAGGCGGCTATGATATCAATATCGAGCATAAAACCGCGCTTTTCCTCGAAAATAAACTCCTCGCCTTCTATGAAAAAGACGGCGAGCTGATAACCTGGAATCCAGCAAAGGATAGGGACCCCAGGATCCAGGGCAACGAAAACGCAGGACAAAAGCCAGGGGGGGGCGGTTTCCGGTTCTCTCCCTTTTTTCACGGAAAAGGAAAGTTTTTCCAGGACGTCGCAAAAACCGGAATGGTAAAAGCAATAGCAGCGGCCCATAAACAGATTACGGGAGGATATGACAAAGACGCCTATATTTTTGAGGATCCCAGGCTCCAGAAACTAAGCGGTTTTTTCAGATCTTTTATAGCTGAGTATTTCGAGGACGGAGCAGAAAACGGCTGTCCTCGAAAATTAACTTTCATGTATCAGCTTATTGATATCGTTCTTTTTTTGATGAAAGAAGATATCTATTACAGAAGCCGGTTTTTTAAAATGTTTAACGAACTCCCGAGAGCCTGGGCTCTGGACGAAGCCGAAGAGAAGAATATCAAAATCTGGCGGTAAAAATGGCGGAAGTATTCGAGATCAAAATAGAGGGAGTTGAAAAACTCCTCTCTCATTTCGCAGGTCTTGAAAAGGAGCTTGATAAGGCCCTCTTGACTGCAACAGCAGCCGGGGCGGCGGTAGTGGCTCGGGAGGCGGCGATCAATTCCAGGGCCGGAGGCGAGGGCGGGGTCCGGGTTAATGATGATTTCCCGATGTTACAGACCGGGAACTTAAAGCGGTCTATAACTCTGCTAGAAACGAAAAAGAAAGCGGGCCAGGTCGAGATAAAAGTCGGCTCAGATATGGATTACGCTAGGCGCCTAGAGCTGGGTTTTAGCGATACGGACAGTAAAGGGCGGGTTTATCATCAGAGGCCCAGGCCTTTTTTACGGCCAGCCCTGGACGAAAACAAGGACGAAATAATCGAGGAGTTTAACGCGGTTATACTCCGGATCCTGGAGCCCTTCAAATGACCGTTACCACAATAGACGGGGCGGTCCGGTCTATCCTGGCGGTTAATCCAGCAATAATAAACGCGGTAGGCTCCCGGATCTATCCGCAAGAACTCCCGTTAGAATGTACTTTCCCGGCAATTTCGATTTTTAAAGTATCTAATCCCTGGAGCCGGGTTATAGGGTCCCCTAGATTTCAGGTTGATAGCTGGGCTCTCGATTTCCTCCAATGTCAGCAACTAGCCCAGGCCGTCGAGTCGGCTCTGGTCGGATATTCGGGCATAGTCGACGGTTTCGAAATAATCAAAATAATCCCTCAAAATTCCCTCGATATTTACGAACAGAGTACAAAACTTTATCAAATCCCCTACGATTTCGAAGTTTCTTATTTAAAATTTTAAACAGGTGTAAATATGGTCTTTCAAACAAGCATACAAAATGCAACAGCTCTTAAATTTGGGTCGGCAAAGGTCGAAGCCGGGGCCGATGTTGGCAGCCTTATAGATATCGGAGTCTCTGACGGGCTCGAGTTTTCGGAGTCTTTCACGCCTCTGGTAATTAAACCAGGTAACGCCCAGGAAATCAGAGTAGGCAATATCCAGCATTTCGCAACTGTAAAGTTTGAATTATGGGAGTTCAAACTTTCAAACGTTATGATGCTCCGGGGCGGGATGGATACAGCCGGGAGCGTAGCCGGGTCTTCAACTCCCGTAGTTGATGAATTACACGTACTTACAGGGGTTACAGCTGTACGCCTCAATCACAAAAACGGCGATAATTCAGTCGTTACCTCGATTTCAGTAAAAGACAGCGCGGACGGAGCAGCGGTTCAAAATACAGACTATGTTATCTCTGTAGATTCGGCGGGCTGGCCATGTATCGCCAGGGTCGCAGCCTCAACGGTCATAACCACAGGGGAACAGGTAAAAGTTTCTTATACATATGTTCCTTATGCAGCTGCAAAAATGACAACAGGCGGACTTATCACAGTTTCCCCTAAAGTCGTAAGGCTGACCAACACCAACGCAGCCGGAAAGGTTTTCCGAATCACAATTTATTCAGCAACAAATCAGAAGGGTATAGAACTAAAATTCCCAGCTGACGAAAGCGCGGACAATATGAAGCCTGTTTTTGAGCTAAAGGGAGTTACGGACGTAACAAGAACAGCCGGGGACCAGCTTTTCGAGATCTACGACGAACAGAGCGCCTGAGGGGTTTCTATGACAGGTAAAACCCCTAACCATGCAGCCTTAAACGCCGAGGAGAATATCAAGGATTTCGACGTCCTGGCGCCTCCTAAACGCCTAGCAAAAATCGGCGGCGAAATAGTCGACGTTTCTTTTATCCCGACTCGAATCGCCCTCGAAATTATGAGCCTGGGCGATTTCGAGGAGTCCAGTTTTTCGGCTGACGTTTTTGATAAAGTGGTAGATATTACCGTTAAAATCTGCCAGCGAAGCAATTCAAAAATTACGCGGGAATGGATCCTCGACAATATCGAGCCTATGACCCTTATGAAATTCCTAGTTTACGCGGTTGAGTCTCTTTCGAGCCGTATATCTGCAGCCAACAAAGGCGAGGGCAAGGGCGAGGGAGAAGGAAAAAACTGACAATAGGGGACGTATTCGCCCAGCTCGGCTTAATGTACGGCTGGGCGACTCCTGAGCGCCTCCTCGATGAAATGACCCTAGACCAGGTTCTACTTTATCATTCAAGAGGCTGGGAGGCCAGGAAATCCCAGGCCCTAGTTTTCTTTGGAGTCCTGGGCCAGATCCTCCAGGGCGAGGACCCAGAAAAGGCGGCGGTCAAGGGGATTGATGAATATAAAAAAGCCAACCCAGGCGAAACGCTAGAGGGCGGGGCCTATAGGTATTCTGTATAACTAATTTTAGGGGCAAAAATGGCGGGAGCAGCGGCGCAATTAATAGTCAGTATTATAGGGGATATGAAGGCCCTTAAAACGACCTTTTCGGACCTTAGAACCGAAATAGGCGGGCTAGGGGCCGGGATATCTAAAACGGGAAAAGATCTAAGCGCAGCGGGCGGCCAGCTAACGGCGGGAATTACTGTTCCTATCGCTGCAGTAGCCGGGGGGATTGGGTACGCTACAAAGTCGGCGCTAGATTTTGATAAAAATATGAATCAGGTTTTTACTCTCCTTCCTGGGATTACAAAAGAGAGTATGGGAGGCATGAAAGAACAGGCCTTAAAATTCTCTCAGGATATGGGAGTCGGAACGGAGCAGGTAGCAACGAGCCTTTATCAGGCTATTTCTGCAGGAGTCCCAAAAGAAAACGTTTTCGATTTTATCGCCCAGGCTCAAAAGACAGCGGTAGGCGGAAACGCCGATTTGATAACCTCAGTAAATGGCCTTTCCTCTGTAGTCAATGCCTACGGGGCGGAGAACATAACAGCGGCTCAGGCCTCGGATATTATGTTTACTGGCGTTCGCCTGGGAAAGACAACTATAGCCGAGCTGTCCGGGGCGTTTAAGGACGTCGGACCAATCGCAGCTAATCTTAAAGTACCATTCGGGGACGTTACGGCGGCTATCGCTGCAATGACCTCGCAGGGGGCGCCTACTGGGGTTGCAACAACTCAACTAAGACAGATGCTAGTCGAGCTATCCAAAGACGGATCAGCAACAGCGGTAACATTTGAGAAGCTTTCAGGAAAGTCTTTCCCTGACTTTATCGCCTCAGGCGGGACCCTCCAGGGAGCTATAGGGGTCCTAAGCGACGGGCTCAATAAAACGGTTCCCGATGCTGGCAAGCTGCAAAAGGCTATGATGGAACTAGCAGACCCGACCTCTAAACTGGCCCAAAATTTTGAAGGCTTAACAGGCCAGAGTTTTAAGGATTTCCAGAAGGGCGGCGGGACAGCCGAGCAAGCCCTCGACAAGCTGGGGGTTAAGTTCGGAGATACAACGACCAGGATATCGGACTATTTCGGGAGTGTAGAGGCTGGAAACGCTGTTATGATGCTCTCCGGACCAGGCCAGAAAATATACTCTAATAACCTAGTAGAAATGGGAAAGAGCGCAGGGGAAACAGATAAGGCCTTTAAATTGATGGATGAGGGCGGATCTGCAAGCCTGGATAAATTAAAGGCCTCTTTCGAAGCTATTGTAATAAAAATAGGCGAGGATTTCGTCCCCATTTTCCAGGATACTATAGTCCCCTTGATTCAGGATACTGTAGTCCCAGCAATCGAGGCAATGCTCCCTATCCTGGCGAGCGTTCTTAAAAGCTTCAATGAGCTTTCCCCTACTGTAAAATTAATAATTATCGGGTTTATCGGTCTAGCTGCAGCCCTGGGGCCTATCCTAGTCGTAGCCGGGGCGGTAGCTTCGGGAATCGGGGCACTAGCGGGCCTGTTCGGAGCTGGCGGGGCGCTGGCGGTAGCGTTCGGAGCAGCCCAGGCAGCCATAGGCGTAATAATAGCGGCTCTCTCAGCAATAGGGGCCCCGGTCCTTATTGTAGTCGGATTAATAGCCCTCCTGGCGCTGGCATGGTCTAGGGATTGGGGCGGGATCCGGGAAAAGGCGGCGGCGGTATGGGATTATCTAACGACAGCCTTTTCTAATTTCGTTAACAGGCTGGAGTATTACCATAACGCGGTAATCATGGGAGCCTCGAACCTCCGGACGAACTTTAAAACGCTCTGGGACCTCCTGGCGGCGGCCTTCTCAGTTTCGGTTAATCTGATTGTTTCAGCTGCAACGTCATTTTATGCAGGCCTGCAGGCTAGATATAATCAGATTATCGCAGGGATACAGGCTCTCCTTACTTCCTGGCGGTCACACTGGAACGATATTTTAGCGGCTTTATCCTCTGCAGCTTCGAGCATATCGGCCCGGCTTTCCTCCTGGTATGCAAGCGTACAGGCTGTTTTTAATCAGGTCAGAGCTGCAGCGGCTTCGATCCTGGCGTCCTGGCGTACTCACTGGAACGAGTTTTTAGCGGCTTTATCCTCTGCAGCTTCGAGTATAGCCTCCAGACTATCCGGGTTTTATACAGATGTTCAGAACCGCTTTAATCAGGTAAAAGCGGCGGCGGCTTCTATCCTGGCCTCCTGGCGGACCCATTGGAACGATTTCTTAGCGACTTTATCCTCAGCGGCTTCGAGCATATCCTCCAGACTATCCGGGTTTTATTCAGATGTTCAGAACCGCTTTAATCAGGTCAAAGCTGCAGCGGCGGATATACTGAGTAACTGGCGGCGGGCCTGGGATGATATTTATAACGCGGTATCTGGCAGGGTTACGACTATCTTAGGCGCGGTTACAGGCCTGGCGGATAAGGTAAGAAACGCAGCGTCCAGTTTTTACAATGCGGGCGCGGCTATTCTCCAGAGCCTCTTAAACGGGATAAACTCAAAGATCGAGGACATAAAGGACGCCATAAACGAAATTCTGAGCTGGATTGATGAGTATATGCCCCATAGCCCAGCGAAAAAGGGGCCTTTCCGAATATTACCTAATTGGGATGCGATTTTTTCAGATCCAATAAACATGAGCCTTAACAAAATCCCAGGCAATTTAAAAACAGGATTGGGGAACGTCGCCCAGGTAATCAATAATAGTTCAGGCCTGAGTAATCCGGTAACGACAAATAACTACGAAGGCGACTCATATTCAATAGGCCCAAATACGCTATCAAGCGGAATGGATATTAAAAAATTAATTGAGGAAATAGAAAGATATTCAACAAGCCAAAGGCGAGCCAGGGGGTATATTCTATAACAGTTACATTTTCCGGCGCCCCGATTAGTTGTTATGAGGCCGGGGATATAGGCTATGATATCCAGAAAAAAGAATTACGGCTTTATTCTGGTTTGATTCATGCTAGTATTTCGCCTATAGCGCCCTCTTTCCCTCGAACTTTTTTATGTTACACAACAGATCATACAGAAATCGAGGACCTGGAGGCCCTTATCGGGACCTTCGGGACCCTGATAATAGACGGCGTAAGTTTTACTAATTGTTACATTTCCAGTTTCGGAAATATAAAAGAGCTGATCCTCGGCTCTGGAAAATTTTCTTACTCAATAGGGTTCAGTCGAGCCGGGGCTATCTAAAAAATCAGGATGTGAACAATGACAGGACAAGACGAAATAAGCTCAAAAATGGGCATGGAAACGACAGTAGAAATAAAATCTATTCGAGCGGACGGAACTATCCGGGAGCATATCCGGATTTTACCGGACGGAACGGAGGAGAAAATCGTATAAGGAGGGCTTGAAATGGTCGGATTATACACAGCTACAATTTACGAAAGCGCGGACGAACTTAAAACAGCCATAGATTTAATTTCAACATCGGTAACTATCCAGGTTTTACCTTTCCAGGATATCGGACAGCAGAAATTTATTTTAATTGCTAACGGTTCGAGCCCGAGCTGAGGGGGAAAAATGACAACGGTAACAGATACGGGAGTGGCGGCGGTTTCCCAAATCATAAATTGGGTTTCTCCGGTCCCTGCAGCTTTTATTTATATCGCCAATGGCTCGAGCAGTACAGCCGAGGGGGCCGAACAAAACGCTTTAGGCGCTGAAAACACTTTATACGGCTCCGCAAGGGCTACGGCTGACTGTTCTTATGTTTCTCCAGCTACCTGTAAATGGGTTAAACTCTTTTCGTTTTCCGGGGCGGTAACTATTCGAGAAGTAGGGATTTTTAACTCTGGAACTGTCGGCGGAACCATGTTACTAAGACACGTTTTCAATGAAAATAAAACTTATGGCGACGGGGAAGCCGTCGAAATAACAGTAACAAATCAATTCAGAGGATCCTAAGGAGTTTTCAAAATGTTAAGAATCGAGGAAACTACTTTATCAATTACGCCAACCGCTGACCCTAATATCGTACAGGTTTCGGCAGATGTAACGAAAGACGATACAACGGTAAAAAACCCAAAGATGCACCATGTAACAGTTTTATGGAACACAACGACCCCGAAGTCAGCCGTTAAGGATGCTATGAGAGCAGCGATTAAGGAGGATATCCTCCAGGCTGATTTAAAAGCGGCTATATGCGAGGCGGTTATCTCTCCAGCTCAGGCGGCCCCGGAGCAGCCGATTAATATTATAATTAACGCGGCTTCCGTTACTGTTATCCAGGCTATGAAAGCCGAGGCAATAGAAGCCGAGCCTGTAATAATAGAAAGAGAAACGCCAACAGGAGGCGTTTAAATGGCTTTAACTAAAACCCCAACTATATGGATAAGTAACGTTACCGTAGCAGCTAACAATAAACAGGATAGCGGCGGCGGGCTAGATCTCAGTACAGCCGTAGATTTTGCAGTCGGCTATACTATGACGTTTAATGCAGCTGCAACATTAGGGGCTAGAATTGATTTATTCGCAGATCCGGCAGGGGCTTCCTCTTCTTTCACAATCGGAGCCTATGACGATGCTATCGACTCGGGGGATATCGCCATCGATGCGGGGCATACTGTAAACGGTTTAATTCAAATGCAGAGGGCGGCCAAATTTGTAAAAGCGAGAATCGTAAACCTTGACACAGGCCAGAGTATCACAGCGGCGAGCCTTTGGGGAATAATACAGGCTCCATAAAACAGAGGCGGAAGGAATGGCGAAAATATACCAGGCCTGGAAACATAAACGGGAAATAATCGTAACGAATCCCAGCGCAAGCGCGGGGCAACAGGCCTTTATTAATTTGCCTTTCCTTCCGGGCATGAGGTTTGATTTTAGGGATATCCGGGTTTCGGATCTGCAGGGAAGGGAATTAAATTTTTATGTAGAAAGTTTTACAAATTTCTTAACGGCTAAGGTATGGATTAAGCTACCCGCCAGCGACAAAAAAGCTTATCTCTATTATGGAAACGGCCAGGCAGCGAGCGCCAGCAATGGAGACAAAACTTTCGAGTTTTTCGATAACTTCAAGGCCTCTACAACATTAAACGCGGCGAAATGGAGCAAGTACGGAACGGCCAGCATAGTAAACGGCCAACTAAAACTAGGGACAACCTCCAGCACAAGCAGCGAAATAAAGGGCCTGGTTACTTTCGGCGAAGGATATAGGGCTATAATCCGGGCCAATATTCCGTTAGAATCGGGCCAATTTGCGGGCGTAGGCTTCTTGAAACTTAATAATCCAGGTCTAGGAGGCGGCGGCGGCGGCTGGGTAACTTATGGAACGGCTCCCTTAACCTCTTTTATTTATGATGGATACACGACCAGGACCTCGACCTCGAACTATTCCGGGGCTTTCCATGTTTTCGACTTTTCAAGAAAAGGCAGCGGGGCGACCCGGCTTATAATCGACGGCTCGACAGTCGTATCCAATCAGACCGGATCTAGGACGGACGCCCTCCCGGTAGGGTTTAGAAATTACGACGCCAATAAATACGTTTACATTGATTACGCTTTTGTTATAAAATATGCAGCAGTAGACCCGACCCTTTCACTAGGTCAGAAGTTCATAACCCAGCCTAAAACCTTTACATATTCACTTAATACGGAAACGCTAAGTACGGCGATAACATGCAGCCCAGCAGTCACAATAAAGGACTTTATCCATACTCCAAAAGCAGAAATAACCCTGAAAGGTAACGTTTCATTAAGGTATCCTCAATTTTTCAGGCCTGAAACTCCAGGACCCTTTAAAGCCTGGAAATTCAGAGGAGATATTAAAGTTTCGAATCCCAGCACAACGGACGGCGTACAGGCTGAGGTATATCTCCAGGTTTCGCCTGGGATGCGTTCAGACTTTCGGGACCTACGAATCACAGATATTCGAGGCAAACCTCTTAAATTTTGGATTGATATAAGAACTCCTGGGATTTTAAGCAATTATAATATTATCGATTGCTGGGTAAAGCTTCCCGCGAACGATTCAAAAATATATTATTATTACGGGAACGGGGCGGCCTCCAGCGTTTCCAGCGGGGACGATACTTTCGAGTTTTTCGATGAATTTGAGGGCTCAGGTAATCCTAATTCGACGAAATGGGACATATATAAAAAAGGGTCAGCCTCGGCAACAGTTACCCTTTACGGGGATTGCTTACAGCTGGCGGGCGCTCCTGGAGTAATTAGCAGCGGGAACGCAGTTTCAAAACAAACATTTTCAAGGCCCTGTATTATCAATTACCGGGATAAACTAGATGATTATAGCTATCCCGACACGACAATAGGCAGCGGGGCCCTTCAAGATTGGGCGGGCGCTCAATCCGATTGGTGGCATACATACCAGGCCAGCGCCTACGGAATAATGGTTAATAACGGTTCTAATTCCTGGTTTATAGAGAAATCAACAGCCGGGGCGGCAAGCTCGACATTACGCACAGGATCCGAGGCGACTTATCCGTCATTAAATAATTTTAAAAGTCATTCTATAATTCTCGGTCCTTCTGATATCACTTTTAAAAGCGGCGATACTTTCGAAAGTCAAACAGTTTTAGGAAGTATTACCGATTCGACTTATACAACAGGCCTAAAAATCCATTTCGGCCAGGGTGAATACTCCAGCGGGGCGGGCGGAAATCGTTATATTGATAGGGTATTTGTTAGAAAATATGATCCAGTTCTTCCGACCCTTACAGCGGTCCGACATTACCCGATACAACAAAGCCTTTACACTTATTCGGATTCTGATATCGGGGCAAGTTCATTTATAAATCTGACAGCTCCCGACCCTGTATTAAGAGAGTTTAGAGAATTGAGGGATTATAATTTTATTACTGCAAACGTGAAAAAATCAATATTAGATACCTCCTGGAGTTTATCGGCGAACTTTGCAGACGATACGGTCCCAGGTCGAGGTAGCACTTTTAAATTTAATGCGTATGCCAAAGGGGCCCCCTATTTCCTGTTTAAGGGCCGGGTTTTTTCGATTGATCCAACCCTCTCATATTTCGGGAATACTGTAAAACTAGACGCAGCGGACGGGGCCCAAAATCTAGCTATCCAGAAAATACCCTGGGACGCAAGAGTCTTAACGCTAGGGGGCTCTTTTGTCGGCTGGGATACCTGGATTAATTATTTGGTGAATTATTCAGTTAATGACCTTACCCCATGTGTAATAAATCGGCCTGATATGCCGACAACTCAGATAACCATAGACCCAAAAACAACCAGGTTAGAAGCCATAAAAAAGATAGCTGATTACTGTAATTACATATTTTTTACAAAGTGGATTAATACGGGAACGCTCCAGGCTCCCAGCTGGAAAACAGGCGTTTACTTTTTGCATCCTGCAGATATAGACCTCGAGGTCGGCGGCCTAGATCTCCCGGAGCCCGTAACCCTAACTTATCCGGACCCTTCCCTTATTGACCTCCCGACCCTTTCCCCAGACCTGGAAAATAATTACAATACAGTTACACTTTACGGAACAGGCAGCGCAAACGGTTTATTTGGAGTATGTACGGTTTGCACTCCGGAAGTAGTTTCAGGGGCCGAATTAATGCGGGAGTATGTTATCGAGGATAACCTAGTAAATGAAAAATGTAGTACGGACGAAATCGAGGCCGTTAAATGGCTAAATTATTTCACATCTCGCCAGGCAACAATTAAAGTAAAATTTGTCAATCGTTTTGACCTGCAATTATACCAGCGGCTCAGGTTCGGGGCTGGCTTCTCCAATCGGCTTCAGAGCCTTACAAATATGGCGCCTTTATCTTTCGTTCGCTGTTACGATCCGAGGGACCCGTCGAATTATAGAGATGATGATATGAGCGGAATTCCTCGCCCGGCCTGGCTCCGGATCACAGATATAAATTATAATTGTGGACCTGAGGAAAACATAACAGAAATTACATTAATACCAGATTTTATCTATTCGAATGCTGACCCCTACCTAGAGATGGAATGGTCCCAATACATCGGAAACGGGTATCTAAAGCCCCAGATCAGCGACTCGACAGCAACGACCCAAAGCCTTATAGACAACACAGTAAGCAAACAGGCGGGCCCAGAGGAAGGGACTATAATGTCAGTAGCGAGCGACGGCAAAACAGCCGAGGTTTTAACAAAAGACGGTAAAACGGTAACGGTGAATATCATAACATGACCCCTATAGCTGGAGATAAATGTCTAGTAATCCCGAGTAAATCGGGGGCTTATTCCCTTTACGAAAAACAGGCGATAACCCCAGGGGTTAAGGTCATAATGTACCCAGATAATAAAGGCGGGTTTTATGCCCTTCTCCCTGCAGCTGCAACAGCTGGAGCAAAGACTCTTATTTTACCCGTAAAGGGCGGGAACTCTTACAGCCTAAGCCAGGGCTAACACTATAAACTTTTAACTTTATCACGTCTAATATAAATGAAATGTGACAAAAAATAGTTACATTTTTACATATTTTAAAAACGGAAACAAAAACTTATTACTGTTAAGTTTGTTGTATTTTTGAAGCTTCAAAACGTCCTTTCATTTCAGGTGAATGTAGAGTATAAGCAGTCATTGATCTAAGCACAGCAACCTCTTAGGAGTAGAGGGCAACGCACGAAGACCAAAGAGATATATAAAGAATGAAATATGCAAAAGTGTATTTTTATTTCCTACCTTATTCCCTTCGCTTCTAACCTGGAAAAATTAGAAGGGGATAAGGTAAACAGCTAACGGTTTTAATTTTAGTTTTCTATCTATGGTTTAATTATCATGGAAAACCATACCTCTGAGTATTTCGCTATCAGGCGGCGGGGCTCTAAATTGGCTATGTGTTTCTTATACTTTTTTGCTATTTTATGGTGGGTAAATCGGAGCAAACAAGCCTATTCTTATAAGTCCTGGAATGATTGGCTTAGTAGACACATAGGCCCAAAAATCAACCCGGGAGGAAAAAAAGAAATGGGATTTACAATATCTTTGTTTTCGATGAATTTAAGCGCCCATTTTTGCGAAGCTAGTATTATCTGGGGGGTAGGTCTTAATTATTTGTTACGGACCTACTCAGAAATAATTTACGGAGTTCGCCAGCATAAATAAAGTAATCTTATTTTATTACACGGCGGCGGCGTTCTTAATGAAGTTGTAGCAATTATGCACAACCGTTTAAATTAGATAGTCCGTAACAACTCATAGATACACGGCGGCGGCTATCGATAAAATCAGCAATATATAGAAAATTTTATCTAAGTTAATTACATTCTAATATTCGGGCCCTGTTTCTTAAAATCCTGTACTTTTAAGAACCTATTATTTATCTATAATTGCAATCAGGGCCTACCCTTCGGGCCTGTTAAGATCATACACGAAAATAAGATAACCCCGATGAGAGAAAACCCCTTAACAGGCCTTAAAGATTATTCGATTTCCTGAGCTGTCTTTAAAGCGTCCCTGTATGTATCGGCGTAAGCATGGTACTTAGTTACTAGATCCTGGCCCCTTTCCCCAGCCTCCATATAAAAACGGGCGTTATTCATGCAGACATCTATCTGCAGCTGGAGCCAGGCCTTATACTCTTTTAAGTTCGTTATTTTACCTCCATTCGATTTTTTCATTATTCCAGATTATAGGCTCCTGGTAAAAAGGAATATCTTTCCCGTCCTGATCCTTGAAGGAAAGGATTAAAAAACTTAAACTTTTAGCCAATTTTATAAAATCCTCTCCTTCTTTTTGAGTCTTAAAGGGCTTCTTTATTTCGTATTTATGGGGGCGATAGGTTACGAAAAACATTATTATAGCTCCTGGCTACGATTTATATTTTATTAGGAAGTAACTTATATTTAAATGTCATTTATATATTTGGGATATGGGGGGAGGCGTCCAGCCCTTAACGTTTAAGCCGGGCTAGAGCCTGGGCGTCTTTTCATCTTATCCCGGTACTAAATCTAAACTAAATAGAAACGTTTAAGGCTTAACGATTATTAAAAAAAGGGCGAGGCGTTCAGGCCTCTATGAAAGAACTCTAGGGCAGACCGAAAAGCGAACAGACGAAAGGGGAAAATTTCCCCTTTCCTTAAAACCAGGTTACTTTATCAAATACTGTTTTTGAATATTCCTTTATATCATTGATAGGAATCTCTGATTTCCAGTTTATCCCGCTCCCTGTTCTGGTTTCGATATGCAGGATTTTAGGGATATACGGGTTATTGGTTCCAATGTCAATAATTACGCTTTTTATTTCCGGGTACTTTTCGGCGCCCTCCATTATTTCGATAGCAGCGGAAACGGCGTCATAATTGAAAGATTGTTTTGAGTATTTAGTATCCAGGGTATCGGAAACGGTCAGTATTCCATTATTCACGCTTACGGAGTCTACGGTCCCATACTGTACGCGGGTCTTGATTTCATCGTTAATAGTCTTCGGTTTCTCAGCACAGCCCAGGGCTAGGACTGAGACAAGGAAAACGAACAGGATTAATAAAATATATTTTTGCAGATTTTAAGCCTCCTTTGATGCTCTAATATAAGGGCCTGAAATATATAAATTTATACCCATAACACGCCCATATTAAACCCTAATTAAACCCATACTATAAATAATATTAAATCCATATATGGAGGCATTAATCGATATAGGGAGGTAAATAAACGGCTGATTTAAAAACCAGAATAAGAATAAACGAACCAGAAGCAGAAGACCTAAAGGAATTTGTCGCCTTAAAATGGTATAATTCCCTGGAGGAAGCGGGCCGGGATGCTGTCCGGCTGGGAGTAGAGCAAATAAAAAGGAAAAAGAAAAGGAAGGCGTTAAAATAAGTACCTGGAGCCCGAAGCGAGCAGGATTTGAAAGCGGGGGATGTGGTGAACGGTCATTTAACAAGACCCCGACCCGGAAGCCTCCCAGCTTCTTACAATGGCGGGCGGCCCTTATCGGTAGCCTGGTTAAGGATGGTGTCCCCTTTGAAGTTCTCCCAGATACTACGATTAAGGCAGAGATCCGGGGCGCTAAAAAATTTATGAGTCCGGAGGGCCAGATCCAGGAGTATAACAGATATCTGCAAGGACTTTACAGGAAAATAGAAAACGAAGGGGATTTTTGAAAATGAAATTTATTGAAGAAGAGAGTATTAGTTTTATAGAGGATCCAAAAATAACAGGGAAATCTTACAGAATACATTTACTTAGTATAGGTATTACCGAAAACGGGATTAAATACGCTGGGATTAGAAAATATGAATTAGATCAACATGAATTTTTTGAGTTTAGCATGGTCTTAAATAAAAAACCCGAAGAGGCAGAACTCCCAGAGGCTCTTAAAAGAGCAGTCAAAGAGGCTCATAGTATCAATAAATTAAATGAGTTTATGAGAAAGCTTGATTTTTCAGATTATGAAGATAAAGACCCATATTAAGGAGTTTTAAACATGGATTCAACCGACAACGAAAAGATAATATCTGACGGACTAGAGGCGCTTTACAACATAGGGGAAGAGAGGGCCCAGGCTATAGAGAAACTCAAAGCTAAATTATTATTTGCTTTAAAATCTGGGTTTCCTGAGATTTTAGAAGCTGATAAAAAAGCAAATATCGAAATCGGAAAAATAGAAAAGGCGGCCCTCGAGCTGGGAAAAAGTACACAATGTAAATACGGGCGAGTTACATATTTCGAAGCCTGGGCGGGTTTTGAGGCGGGCGTAGACATTGAGGGAATAAAAAAACGAAACAAGGATAATTTTGACCTCGCCGACCTCCTGGAGGAATTGAAGAAATGAAATTAAGCCAGGTCCTCCAGGGCTGGGAGCTTTCAAAGGACGTTCTCGCAAGCCTTGAAACTGTTTTTAATCCTCTTATCGGGGATCTAGTCGAGAAGTACGATAAACAGCTCCGAAAGAATGGCGAATATCTCAACCCGCAAGAAAAGCGGGATCTGATCCGCCATTTACTCGATGATCTGAATATAAAACTAAATGTGAGTACCAATATTACAGAACACAAAATGAAAATCTGGGAGATATACCCGACCTCTGAAAAACAGCAAGAACTTAAACTAGATTTCGACAGCGGCGAGAGCGTAGAGGGGGCGGAACAGCTGAAACAGGCGGTACTCTATGAGGTCCAGGGGATCAACCAGGGCGAGGAGGGAGAAGCGGATCCAGACCTCCTCCAGGCCTTAGCAGCTGTAGAGGGTACGGGGTTTCAGGCTGACGACCTGGGGAAGGTTATAAAATCGAATTATGACCCGGACTATGAGATCAGAAAAGCAGCCTTTGAAGCCCAGGAGGAGGAGGGCCTCGGGATCCTGACAGAAGGGGCGGCGAAAAAAGAGAAGCCAACAAAGCGACATACTCCTCGAAAAGCTGCAAAGAGGGAGCCTGAGCGCCTGATCCTAGAGGACCCCGAGGCGGTTTAAATGAGCCAGGTAGAAAAAGCCCGAGAAATGTTTTTTCGGGCGGCCTATGATTATTATTATTTTAAAAAGTGGCAAAAGGAAAGCTACACGGCTCTTTTTCATTATGGCCGATTTAACGGAGCTAAGGATCTAGGCGGCCTTATATTATCATCGGGCGAACTTATTTTAATTGAGAGGTCAGCCGAAAAAGAAGCAGAAAATAAGGCTTATGTGATTCCCTGGTCAGCTAGGGGCCTGGAAATCCTCGAGGAGATAGAGAAAGAGATAGAAGCACAGGAGGCGGTTTAATGGTCCAGGAATTAAAACTCGATCATACTATCGACTATGAAACGATAAAGAAATTAAATAAAATATTGCAGCCCTCCGGCTGGAGCGTAGGAAAAATATTTTATCAATTATCTATGCTAGAGCTAGACATAAAACGGGCCAGCAGTTACGCATATTATAGCAAACCAGGGGAAACAGAAAACAATTATGCTTTAAAAAGATCCTTAGAAAAGAAACTGGAGAATATTCTCAGGGACGAAGAGAGAGAGGAGGCGCCTTAATATGGAGCAAACCCTCGAAACACCAGATTACAGGATGGAGATTTTATTAGGCCTCAAAGGTTTTAGGATAAAACAGATTGATAATATACGGGCCTGTATGGGTCTAGTCATTGATTATGATTTTTTAATCGATGTGACTAAAAACCCGGCTCAATGGATGGTATGCTTTAAGGACGGCGCCGACTATCGAAAAGTTAAGCTATCGGACGGAGTAGTCCCAGGGATAGCCCGAACTAACGCAGTTACTCTTATTGCAGCTTATCAAGAGGCTATGGTAGACCGGGCCCTCGACATTGAGAAGCCCAGGAGGAACGGGACATATAAGCCGAAGGATAAGCCCAGCGCCCAGCCAGCGCCCAGCCCAGAGCCAGCCCAGGCCCAGCCCAGCCCAGCTATAGGCCAGGCCGAGGAGGCCAGCGAGTTTAAACATAAAGGCAGATCGGACGCCCTTAACGAATTGATTCAAAGCCAGACACAACCCGAAGAAATAAACTGGAGGAAGGAAAACCCCAGACATGCAGAGGAAAGGGACAAATTTTTACAAGCACAGGCCCAGCCCAGCCCAGATATAGACCAGGCCGAGGAGGCAAAGCCCGAGGATGCCAGCGAGATTAAACATAAAGGCAGATCGGACGCCCTTAACGAATTGATCCAAGAAAACAAAAAAAGAGAGGAATTTTTAGAGGGTTTGATAAATAAAAGGGCGGAACCAGGTTTTATTATAAAAGCAACAATAGGGGACGGAGAGCCGGAGCCTATCACGTTCATTTTAAACAAAATGGCGGATAGGGTCCAGGCCCTAGAACAGGCTGGACCTCAGGAGCAGATTATCCGGAATATCTCCCAGGACGGGATAACAATTACCAAAAACGCAAAAGGCGCCTATCAATGGGAAATAGTAGCCAGGGCGGCGGATCTGAGCGAAGCAATAGATAAGGCCCTCAGGGCGGATAAGAGGCTCAGGGTAGAACTCGGACAAGGGGGCGGGCCGGATGCCTAAGTCTTATGTGGATTTTATCCTAGAGGGCGGGCTAGAGGATCCAGAGAAACGCAGGGAATTAATTATCTGGGCCAAAAAACGAGTTTTAGAAGATACTTTTAGACGTACTAAATTAAATTTGTCCTTTACTCCTTGTCTTGCAGCAATGAACAAAAGGATAGAAATTTTATCAGAAATGGAGATCCCGGAGGGCCCTTAATGAATTATGGAAAAATAGTTTATGGGCCGAGCTGGCAAAGCTTAACGGCCTTCCTATATCTCAAATGGCGAGAAGTCGGAGATCTCCCAGGCGAGCAGCTGGAAATTAAATATAGTTCTGCTATTATCCCGATTTCCTGGGACGACGCCGAGCGCCTGGCGAGTATCTCCAGCCTCAAAGCGAGGCGGGACGAGTTTAAAAAAATGGGCCTTTATAATACCCGTTTTGAGAAATCCGCTATACGTCTTTTTTGTAGATGCGTAGCAGAAGGCAGGGTAAAGCGTCCCAGGGCGTCAGCTGCAGAGGACGAAATCGGGAGCGACGACGATATTTATAAGCAGATGCTCGCCAGTTACACAACCCGGCCAGCCCAAAAACTCGCAGATTTTGAGGAAATGGGCGGCGGTTTTTAATGAACCTGCGGGACTTCGAGAGGCTCTTTAATATGGGGATCTCCCAGGGATTTTATTTTCCCGATCAGCTGTTTCTATGGGATGGCCTTTTCTGGGTTTATCCTGGCGGCGACTTCGCAGCCTTTGAACTCCCAAAAAGGCTTATAAGATATCCTGGCGACTCCGATTAATAAAAAACACAAATAAATATAAAAATGGGAGGCGGGGGGACAGATATTATAAATTTAATAAGAATACGAGGACAATTATATATTATAGAGGATCGTATCATTAAACGCAAAAGCTGACCGAGTAAAAACGCTAAAATAAAAAAAGTTTTGAGTTAAGGGTAAGCTTCCCGGCAGACCCCTTAATCCCAATTTCCAGTATTTCACAACTAACCCACAATTAAAAGGAGTTATTCAACCCGAAAAGAGTTATTTAACCCGCTTAATTAAATGGAGCTATTCGATGTTATACAAAGCAAGGATTATTAATAAATATTTCCTAATACAATTTTTTAAACCTTTCGATTGTCAGACAGTAACAACAGCCTGGAGGTTATCCTAATGAGCCCCAGGAAGTATATAAAAAAATGCCCTTGTCGGACTTACAGAAACGGCCCACAGATGGCCGTTACTACAGTCCGAGCAGAAAAGGACAAAATGCTTTTTTTGAAAAACAAAGGATTTACTTATTCTTACATTTTCGCCCTCGGTATGGAGAAATTAATCGAAACCGGAGAGGCGGCGCCTTCTCAAAATAAAGGGGGCCTTTAATGGACTCAGAGGATTATGTTTTCCTGGCCCTGACGGACTCCGGGGTCCTGGATCGGCTTTACAAGATCGAGGAGGAGCTGCAGGACCAAAGAGATTTATCTCTCCAGCTGGAGGCCCAGATCGAGATATTACAAAGAGAAGTTAAGGACCTCCAGGAGAAACTAGCAAACGGCCAGGGAATAAACCCGGAGGAGCAGGAGCCCCTTAAACTGAAAACAATGACAGAATTTAGAGCTTATTATCTTTTTGAATATCTGAGGAATAAATCTCCGAGGTTTAAAACCCAGGATATTTTTTTAACGTCTAAAGAAATTAATGATTTTTTACAGGATATAATACAAGAAGAATACAGGATCCCAAAAATGGGAAATGATCGCCAGAAAAAAAGCGAAGTGATTAAAAAAATAATAGATATGTATCCTGACGATGTTTTTGTAAATGCAAGACGGAAAAAATCTGACTCCAAGACTCTAAGATTAAGAAAAAAAATGTAAAAAAATTAACTGTTGAAATAGTGTCCGAAACCGTCAGATCTGACGGACGGTTTAGACCTTAGCGTCAGATAAGAAATAGCAAAAGGGGTTGAAACATGATATAGCAAAAGTAAAACCAGGCGATTAAGGAGAAGACTTAAAAAGTAAAGTGTCCGCACTCCTTAGCATAATTAAAAGAGTTGAGTATGATTAGAGGTAAATATAATAACTATTAGTATGTTTTTTAGTATGTTATCTATATCCTGATTACGTTTTCCGGTTTAAGTGTCAGAGGTTTGTCCGTCAGATCTGACGGTTTCGGACACTATTTCAACAGTTAAGAACTCTCTAAATTTATGACTAATTGTGACCACTGCAAAATAGGCCTCTTAATTACAGAAACGACAGAAAGAGCAATAGAGATTAAATGCTCTGGATGTGGGCGGGGCTGGCATATTCCCTTGACCCCGAAACACGTTTCGCCCTGTATGAATCCTTTTTTTAAGCCTCCTATCCCTCGGGAGATTATCCGGGATGAATTTTCCGAGCATGACGAAAAACCAGAAGAGAGCGAAGCGGATAATTATTTATGAAACATACGCAAAATTATATAAATCTGGGAATGTGAATATCTAGGATGAATACTTTTAAAAATTAACTGTTAAAAAAGTGTCCGTTTTCTGTTAAATCTATCTGACACTTTTACCTAAAACCATAAGCAAGACCCCGAAAAAAACAACTGTTAAAAAAGTGTCCGTTTTCTGTTAAATCTATCTGACACTT